CATTCTTATTGTCAATCATTCACATCTCCTACTATTTTAAATTAGTGGAACATATGTCCTGCCGCAGCTTTAATGAGCTCGGCAGGGTATTGTTTTTGAAACCACTCGAACCAAACGGAAGGTTCTATATCAACTTGGATTCCTTTTACCCCTTGGCCGTCAATTATTTGAAACATGTAGTTCGGATTTAGTGGATGAGGTTGACAATTTGTGCTGTATTCTAAACTAATATGTCCTTCCCAGATAACTTTAGTGTTGTCGTTGGGATCGAGTATCGCAAGATAATCGTTGTCCATTAAAAGGTGCAACCCATCATAGCCAGTTTTGCCGTCTTCGTACAAGCACCAAACTACACCTTCGGTCCCTGTTTCGCAAAATGGATCTAACTTACCTTTAATGATGGGCATTTTATTTCCTTTTTATTCAGCTTGTTCGGAGGTAAACTTGCCGCGAATGTTAGTGGAAAAGAACTTACCTTTTGAAGGCGCCTCAGTAAGTGCCGTAACTGTTGCATCGTCGACATTATTATAAACGTATGTGCCACCATTCTTGAACTTCAGAGCCAAATTCTTACCTGTACGTGCATAGGAAGCAATGAGGCTACTGCCGGACAATGAGGTAAATTGAACTGATTTATCGATTTTTGTTAGTTTCTTTGCGTTTGTCATAAAATTCTCCGAGTTAGTGTGTTTAAGTAGCAATCACTTTTAATTGCATGTGCTAATAATACAGTTTGATTTGGCAAATGTCAACTACTCACTTAAAATCCACAAATCGATCAAACTTAAAATTCCCTTTATGGTTAGCAATAACCATTCCAGTTAAAAATCCGCCCTTGCCGCAGCCGGTATCGATAAAAACTGCTTTGCCGCCATTACTATTGGTTTTTATCATAGGCTCGACTATTTGAATATTATTAATAGGGGCGCGATCGTGACCGACTACAACAGTTTTTCCTGTTGGAATCTCGTCTATCCAGTTATATTCTCTGACTGGGAGGCCATCGTCGTGTCTTTTGCCATTTACTTCGCCGTATAATGCGCGTGAACGCGCTTCATTACCTGCTTTCACTAAGGGATCCCACATACTAGGATGACTTGCAGCATGGACAAGTGTTATATCATCAAACACATGATACAGCTTGGAATAAACAGGAGTCTCAATTATTTCGGCATACATTTTTAAGAATTCTTCTTGCCTTTCGGGGCCGACGTCCGCTAAAGTTCGTCTAGCATCTACAGAAAAACTAACTTTGGCACCTTTATGAAAACGATAAAATTTATCGTCATGATTTCCTAATACAAATCCTGTACAACCGGTTTTCATAAAAGCAGACATATGTAACACAGTTTCGAACGGGAATGGGCCGCGATCAACTAAATCGCCTAGTGGCATAAAGAAATAATTGTGGGTCTCTGCAACATTATGGGCACGCATCAAGGATTCATAGTCGGAATGAATATCCCCGACCACTAATATCCCCTTAAAGTTGCGTTTAACATGAGTTTTTAACGTATGCATTTAATCGTCCCATGGGTACAGTTCCCATCCCATTCTTTCAAAACATTCCTTTACCTTGTCAGAAACTATTCCTTCATTTCCACCCCAATAAAAGGATATATAATCTTCATCTGTATAATAGTGCGTATTTCTTATTTTTGCAATAATTGAACCGGAAGTTCTCCACGAGCACGACCACACACTACTATCGACACCTTTTAATTTTTCAATTATCAGTTCATCTTCCGGAAGATGATTGATTTTTTTCCAACGCCTATTGCAGAGTGCCGAATAAAACTCTTTTGCAACATCTTCGCTAGAAAGGTATGCTATAACAATAGCATCATTATTCATATCTTCGGCAAGATCAGGTGGCCATGTATTTAAGTCCACAATGATCTTCTTAATTTTATTAATCTAATGAGCATTTGATCGTCTTCTTCGTGCCAATCTGCTTCTTGCTTAGATCGGGCGTCCATAGACTCTACATGTTGCTTATAATCTTCGGCATCGTGATCAAAATCCTCATCCAAAGCACTCAATATGCCAAGCCCTTGGTCATCGTAAGGTACATGGTCAATTTCTTTACGTGCAGGGCGGTCTTCTGTCCACCATTTATACAATAATTTGGTTTCTCTTGCGCTTTCTGCCTGGGAGGGGCATTGCTCGTGCAATGGCAATGTCGGATCATCGAGTGTAATAGCCCAGTCTAAGTGTTTAATTCCTAAATCAGGACGCCTAAATGGAAAAAAATTACGATAGAAAGGCATATGCTTCTCACACCAAGTTGCTTGTTCCGTAAACTCGGCTGACCACCAATATGTATGTAATGCTTGATCTACTTCAACAAAATCTTTTAACATATTAAAGTTGACATGGAGTATACGAGTGTCTAATCCGTAATACTGTGGTTCAAGTCCCGTATCAACAACATGGTAACTGTCATATGTTCGATAACGAATCCAGTCGCTAATCTTTTCGTATTTCCATTTTATAGGTTCTATTACAGATAATCTGAAGACGTTTTTGCTCCAATAACGAATTGGAGCAAGCTTTTCAAATTCTTGGTCGAATAAGCGCCAGCCTTTAGATGTAAGGGCACCCGGCGGGTTATAGCTCATCCAAGATCTGAATCTTCTTACTAAATTTTTAGTTTGTTTATACATATGACACCCCAGTGCTAATACTATAATATATTAGCACTAAATTGTCAAGTTTAATGAGGATGATTTGCTTTGGAAATAAACAAGTTCATCTTTTCGGCTTCTACTATGATTTCTTCGGTAGACGGGGATGACCTGCCTGGAATTGATGTCGCTTTTGCATCGTATTGGCTCTGTAAAATAGTTTGTGCAAGTTGCAAAAGTTCTAATCGAATTTCGTAAGGGGTTTTTGGTGATGATCGTGTGTGCATTATAGTTCCTTGTATGTTAAGATGTGATAATCGAACTCTTCTTTGGAAGAGATATACCCGTAGTAATGCTTTCGTATTTCCCTTCTAGATCCGATGACGGCGGGGCTGACGCAAGGATTAACGCCTTGTTCAGCTGTACCAATTTTGTCTGGTCAACCATCATTAACAAAGGTGCAAATTGAAAACCTTTTTCAGTTGCTACCATACAAAGCGGACTCTTAACTATAAATTTATCGGATGTGTCTTCGATAACCGTTGCAATAATTTCTTCACCTGTCGATAGTTTAAGTATTACTATATACGGTGTGTCTTGTTGTTTTTGTGTTAACATATAAACCCTTTATATTTGTGTGTGTTAATTATACATAATTATGCTTAGGAACACAAATATTCGATTAGATTTCGCATTGACCTGCTGTGCAGGCTAACATTTGCACGCCTTCGACATTGTCTTCTAATTCAACAATGCCGTCCCAATCGATAGATGCCGGCATTTTAGCTAATAATGCTTCATATTCCTCTTTAGTACAGTCTTCGTACGGTGCTTGCTTGTAATTTCCGCCGTCGTATGGTAAGAATGATACCCCGGACATTTCGTCAAAGTGTTCCCACACAAATGCACCTACAGCCGGCCATTCTTTTTCATTAACAGAAATTGTTACCGAAGGTTTATGCTCGCAATAGTGATGCTGATATACTAGCCATAGGTTCAGATGCTTAATGGCATTGAGATCATACCGTAATACCGCACCTTCGGGTGCTTTCTTAGGGAATGTAAATACCATTGTACTACCCGGTTTCATTACATCCGGTTCACACGGTATACCAGCAGACATCATAGCTTTTGTAAGCGGATCTTTAATATCACCGCGAACGCGGCGGTAATAATATGCTGCATGTCGTGCATGAATTCCACTAGCTGTATCTGTCAATTGACTGACTGTACCTGACGGTTTTATAGCTGTTATTGCTGCAGATGCAGGAATACCTAACGTAGCTGCTAATTCTGCATTTACTTCTACTGTCAACGCTTTTAATTCTTCTAATCTAGCAGGTAAATCTTTATCGTATGGGTCATTTAATAAGTGATTATCTAAAATACCTGTCATCGATACACCTAATAAACGTTCCTGTTCGGTATTGTCGCGCCAAATCTTACGTAAATACGGGAAATGTGTTAGTGTGGACTGAAATGTACCTAAAAGTGTAGCAATACGGGCCTTACGTAGCAAATCTGCCAATGTATCTGTAGCACGAACAATAACTTCTGTAAGATTACAAAATTGGTAAGGGCGCAAAATAATTTCTGAACACGGGTTTGTACCAAAATCGTGATCCGGGTTGCGACGGCCGTTCATTTTCACAACATTTTTAGCTGCTTCACGGTTGAAAATGCCTCGTTCGCCCGATTTAGACTCGTAAAGAGATAACCATTCCTGCATAAAAATGCCTACGTCAGGTCGTTCTGTATGACAGGCACTGTTATTAGCTAATGCACGCTGGCTTTGTGTCTCCCACCATGCACCGGACTTAGCATTACGCATACGATCATCGGAAAGATTCGATAAAGAAATCATTGCCGAACGGCGGACGCCGCCAACAACAACTACTTCGCCTACCTTACACATAATGTCGTGACACTCTATGCTATTTAACTTGCGGCCCTGGGCATTCTTGAATATCTTAATTACAAATTTAAACAATTCAACCAATGGTTCTGGCCCGGATGCGCGTCCGCCGAACGTCTTTAGGCGTGCCCCAGATACACGAACCTTGCTTATGTCCCATTTAGGTGCTTCGCCCGAATATAACATTGCAATAACTTGCCTGAGTGCTTTTGCCCACCCTTCTTTACTATCAGAGACAACAATTACCGATTCACTGTCGTAAATACGATCCGGAACTTCCGGTAATTTAGCAATATATTGTCGCTCTACGCTAAAACCTACACCAGTGCCGCATAAAAGAATAAACATTGCTTCGTCGAATGCCTTAGGGTCATCGATTGGTAGGTAGGAGCAATTATAGCCTGCTGTATTATCCCGTTCCAGTGCTTTACCAGAAGTCATCAATGCACGCATGGATGGCATAACTTCAAAGTTAGTTACAGCAGATTGCAACTCGTTGCGCATTTCATCTGGAATAGTATAATTATATTTTTGATGTAAATGGTTTTGTAGGAAATCAAAATACCTTTCAACAGTTTCATCCCAATTCTCTCTACGCTTCTTGGAATCTATGTATCGCGCATACCTACTTTTAGCAATATAGGTTTCGTATAATCCGGTGTTTTTTTCATTAATCATGTATTCGTATGCTCCGTGCATGTTTGGTTAATTATGTATTACAATCTGAATCTTAACACTTTTCAAACACAGACTACAGAAAAGTGTCATTTTTTACTAGGTTTAATTTATTTTCTTTATTTGTTCTTTTGAATATTTCTGCATAACAATAAAATATTCACAGATATCTGTATAATTGCTTATTTCTCCGATTTCGTAATTTAAAATATACCGATTATCGATGACTGGTAGTAAATAATCACTATGATTGTCTTTTACTAACCAAAGCTCTGTATTCTGTTCTTTATTGTCTAATAAAACAATTGTATAAAACATTAGAAGACTGATCGAACTCTTGCAAAACTCTCCGTAAAATAATATTTCCCATGGAGTAGGCCAGTCAGTCGGACTATAATAATCGACTGTTCGCCTACCCATAGGCATGGTGGCACAAAATTTGGAAATTTTGCTTAATTGCTCATTTAATGACAGATCGTATATTTCGGATCTTAATGATTTCCACAGGTGTAGACGCTCATTATTAGGGATTGTATTCCAGTTCATTGTTTATTATAAAGGAATCCAGGCTAATGTATTCGTATTGAATACAAGTGGGCCTAGGAAGTTATGCATATATAAGATTTCGATTTTAGCTCCATTATATTGAGCAATGAAACTAACATCGTAAAGAGTTAAATTAATATCTGTTCCTACATCTGTTAAAGTAGCAGGACTAAAAGGTGGCGGCGGTGGTGATAAGGGCGGCACAATTGCAGTTATCTGTAATTCCCCATTCTTGGCAAAATTAGTACCTGCATCATTCCAATCTAACGATACTGTATCAGTAATATTGTAGCGAATGTTAAAAAACGGTGTAGCATCATAATCCAATGTTACTGTTGTTGGTCCCGGTATAGTTTTTGTAACAGGGGTAAATGTTGGACTCGGTTGCAATACCCAGGTAGTCGGTGCTAAGAAGTTATCATCGATTACTGTGCCTGTAGTCTCTGCTATTTCTACATATTCGCCGGATAAATTTCCTAAGAAAATCTTACGTGAATCTGTGCAAAAGGCTAATTCGCCTGGTAATAGCACATTAGGATAATTTGTAGAATTGAAGTCGGGGAACGAACCGTATCCTCCTACTCCGGTATATCCATACGGATATACACTATTCGGTCCCGATGGACTATAAACATACCCGTCGAACTGAAGTTGTGTTCCCCGTCGATTCTGTATTCTTGTAACTACTACTGGTAATGACATGCTGTAATCCTTTTCCTGTGATGTATTTAGCTAATATCTTTATTAAATAAATATTCTGTGATATTACTAACATCTGTAATCTTATTTGGTACAGACCAACCTTTGTGTGACACAGAAGTATAAGTTCCTTTATTTAAACAAGCCACTGCACTAGGAGAAAGTTTCATATATTTAGAAAATTTTGTTATATTATCAGTCTTATAAATTATATCTTCTGGAGATTGAAAATAATATATTTTACCTATTACATTATGTGGAACTGCCCCTTTACTGAAGCAACTCGATGATAACTCTCGTCCATTCTTATATGTAGTCTTCAATGAATCTGACAGTTTTTCTTTCGTAACATCAGACATAGGTATTTCTAAATTCCACACAATATGTGTTCCCTTAATTATTTTATCTTTAATAATTTTCGAATTCTTACAACCTATTTTATGTTTTGTTTCATCAGATACGGCTCTGCCTTTATTTGATGCAGATATCTTCTTTTTAGTATCATCTGATAATTTCTTCCCGGTATTAATTCTAGAAAGATGTCGTTTCCTTTCGTCGCTCATCTTTGTCTCTTTACATAATCTTCTGATCCATTCGTATTCTTTATTATTTCTTATTTGAGTTTTATTATTTACAGTCATCATATGCAAAGCATATATGCACGATTTATTTGTTGGGTGCATTTTAACTAATATCTGATGTGCAAGGTAATGTTCTCTAGATGTCAACAGAACAAGGTTCTCTCTTGCATTTGGATTTCCTTCTATCCATCCTTTCGGACCTTTTCTTTTTCTATTAATAAAAAAACATTCCGGAATAATATGATGATTTTCGTAATAAATGTAGTCTTTATTATTTTTTCTTAAACGTTTTCTATTTTGGCAGGAGGCTTTTTCAATTAAATTATTGTAAATCTTTTGGTAATTCATAATATTTTTCTAATCTCCTTAACCAAATATCGACGCATTTATCGAATTCAATACCCTCAAATATAAATTCCTGATACTGGGCATCTCTTGTAGCGACCATTATAATGCCTTGTTTTATAGACGTACCATACATCTCATTATGAGCTAATATATATGCTGCTAACTGAGCCCTATAATCGTCAATCCATTCAATTTTCTTAGTCTTTAAACTATTCTTAAAATCTATAATTGCCGGCATATTATTTATCATTTTGCCAATAAGGTCCGTTGTTCCGGCATATAACCCGGCAGAATATAAGGCTACTTCTGTACCCCATACCTCATCTACTTTAGACAGGCCGTTCTTAATAATTACTTTAGCTAACGTCTGAGACATAAATGAACCAGTTAGTGGTTCCCCTAGAATATAGTTCTCTAGGTTTTTGTGCATTCCGTTACCTAAGCTAGATGCCTCCGTAACAATTTGTTGAGCTTTTGCTTCGCCAATATCTGCTTTCCACTTGTTAAGGTGAGTCACATCCTTCGTCTTTCCAAGGATTGTTGTCACTGATGGTAGGGGGCGATCTTCGTCTACTATGTAACGACGTCCGTTACTAGTGTTGACTCTTTCTAGGGGTTTGTAATCGTATAATTTTCGTATAAGCATTAATAAATTGTAACACTAAGAGTATCACGAAGTCAATGTTTTACCAACATACTCGCCACACAAGGGTCGAACCCGTCTGAGCATTTGACTGAATTGTTATTGTATATCCCAGCCCGGCAAAATAAGATAAGACAGTATTTAATTGTAATTGTATTGCTTTATTTGTGACTGTATTTGTCCATACCTGCCAATATAAGTGAGGGTCGGTACCGAACGTATTATTCGCCACATTTACAGTAACTGTAGCCGTAATAGACGGTGCAGCACCTGTCGGCGGATTCAGTACGCTACCGATTGCAGACTGGGTATATTGTGTGCCGGGAGAAGTTACATCTATTGATAAAACAGATGTTGCGGCTAAACCTGTTCCTAATGTAACAGATGTTGTTGCACCTGACCCTGGATCAGTAATAACAAGATATGGCGGAAATACAGCATAACCCGAACCAGTATTATTAACTAATACATTTGTAATTACGCCCAAAGAGTCTGTCATTACTGTGCCGACAAAGCTGCCTCCCAACGGGTACGGCATTGCGGGATTTAAAGTAGAAACAATTTTAACAGTTGTAATGCTATCTTGGTATCCTGAACCTGGATTTAAAATTGCTACTGAAAGTATTGCACCGGTTATGCTCACTGCCGTAATAGCAAATACGGCGTCGACATATCCTATATTCGGTAAAACTGCTCGAGTTGCAATAACCGAATCGACTGTTGTATATCCACTGCCAGCATTTGCAATGTTTATACTGACTATATTTCCTGCTGCATTTACTAATGGTTCTAATACTGCATTTATACCTGCTACAGAACTAACAGCTAAAGTTGCCGGTACAGGTTGATATCCAATGCCGTTTGTGACCATATTAACAGATAATATGTTTCCGCCATTTGTTGTTAATGTTGCTGTTGCAACAGAACCAGGTATTACGCTTACTGGAGGAACAAATACAATAGCCGGAGAATCTTGATAATATCCTATACCGCCGTTAATGACAGACACACTCAACACACCATTTACAAACGTCATCGGAGTTGTCCCGCCGATTGTAGTACACATTTGACCGCCACCGGGCTGACATTGACTTGATGCTGCAAGAATCGCTTGTTGGATCATGCAAATTTCTTCCCATATTACAGGAAGATTTGTAGCAAGCCCTTCCATTTGAGAAGCGTTTGGAAAACCAGTTAGTCCGTCACAAGACATTTTTTTGTACCTTACGAAATATTAGTGGCTTTTTGTGCCATGTCGCTAACCTGTGCAGCATTATCTTGTGTCTGTCCACCTGTTGTCCACGATTCTGGAGGAGAAAGTTCGACAAACTCGGGTGTCACATTCAT